ATGAAAACCATCGCTCGGCGTCTGAGCCCCTTCGCGATCCTGCTCCCGGCAAGCCTGTTGTCAGCCTGCGCCTCCCTAGGCAACGCCGGACTCGGCGGCTCCCAGCAGACCCCCACCAACCAGCTCCTGAACATGATCGATGAGGCTACCCGCGAAGGCATGTCCGTGGTGCTGGTACCGGCGCTCATGCCCAACAAGAGCGTGACGGACCTCTCCAGCTACTCGCATCGGGTCATATTCAAGAACAAGGACGTGCCCGGGATCGCCTACATGCAGGCCTTTGCCAACAACGACCTGGAGAAGATCAAGGAAGCCGTCTATCTGTGGGACTTCCTCGAGGTCAACATCATCCCGCCGGGAACCTACCTGCTGTCCGGAGGGATCGACTACAAGATCGACAGCACCCTTGCCCAGATCAAGGCGCCAAAGGGGCAGCCGGCTGCCAGCCCACTTGGTTCGGTGAACCTGTCCGCCGTGCTGTATCGCCGGTTCGTGAAGGAGAACTACTGGCGCGACGCCTCCTATGCAGACAAAACCTACACACAGAATGTCTGCAGCGCCGTGCACATGGCCTCCGGCCAATGCGTGGGCTGGACCGAGCAGCAATACAGCCAGCGGGAAATGGTCTCGGATGCCGGTTGGGCCGAAGGCACGAAGATCGAGGATGTCCCCTCCATCAAGCTGCAAGCGCAGATACCCGACGCCTATGCCCCGCTGTCCTTCACCATTCAGCCTAGGCAGATCCTGCTCAGCGATCGGTTCCACTTGAAGACCCCGGCCGTGAGCTATGACAGGAAGACCTGCAAGGCCGTGGACACGCAAAACATCAAGTGCGCCTTGCAGGATATCCAGGTCTTCATGAGGCCAGCGCCCATGGAGCTGACGAAAAGGTTCATCGATCGCGAGCAGCCAAGGCTTGATGAAACGGGCCGCCAGGTGCTCGCGCGGATCCAGCCGATGAAAACCGAGATACTCGGCGAAGCAGGCATGGAAGACCTGACCTGGGGCCTGCCGGTTTCCTTGAAACGCAAGGCAAGATGAAACGGGCCCTCCGCCAAGCGCCTTCCGCTCGCGGTCGCCACAACGGTTGATCGATAGAGGCCCGGAAGGCAGGCGGCAGGACAGACCGGCTCGGCTGGTCATGTTCGATGACGACCAGCCGATGACCGACCCAGACCGGATCTTGCGTCCAGATAAAAGCCGCGCACGGGGGCTGGATTGCAGGCAACGGCCGAAAACGTGACAGGTGCTGGGGTACTCCTCGGACACTCCGGGAAAGTAGTAATTACGGAGCGGCTTATCGGGAGAGGGAGGCGGTTGCGAGGCCGTAAAAGTATGAAAGCGTTATGGGGACACCCCAAGGAACTTGCTTCAGCAATACCGGACAGGAAAGAAAAAAGCCCCGTAACTCACTGAGCTACGGGGCTTTCCTGTTGGAGGCTGAGGTCGGAATCGAACCGGCGTTCACGGATTTGCAATCCGAAGTAAAACCCAACAATTTCAAATGGTTAACGGTGGATAATTTCCGCATCATAGCCGTATTCGTGTCTCTGGAGGCCGCTGATTAGTTGGAGGGAGAACATAGATGCGGAAATGATTTCAGCCCCTTCCATGGCATTCCTATGCGCCACTCTCCGCTCGTCGGCCGCCCTCGAATACTGGATATTCATACAGCATAATTTCCGGCCCACCCGACCGCCGGAGATTTCCATGTCCTACTCCGACCCCAGGCATTGCCACCATCAGCGCGTCACCCAATGGCTCGCCGCGATACGGCAGCATGCCGCCTGGCTGTACGCCGCGGATGAGCAGTACCTGTACCTGGTGGGCGAGGCAAACGAACTCTACCAGTGCGGAATCGTGGGCCTGCAGGACCGCCACGACATGGTCACCGACGCCTTGGGGATGTACGGATGGGCGATCGAGCACGGCATCACGCGCGAGACGCACTACTGCTCTGACTGCTGCTACGACGTGCTCGACGGCGGCGTCGTCGTCGGGAGCGTGGACGACGAGGGCATCTACCATGGGCCCGCACCCGCACGACAGCGAGTGGGCTGTATCAGCCAGGATCCACTGGACGGGCAGGTCTATCTGCGCCTGGGCCAGGCGCTTGAGCGTGCCGGCATTGTGCGCGGCCTCGTGATCGAACTCGACGCCGGTGGCACGCTGCAACTCGCCGAGCAGATCCCGGATGACTTCCGGCCATGGCGGTGGGCCTGAACTACCCTTACCGCACACTCACTTCGTCTGGAGCGGTGCGATGTGCGGCAGGCTTTCGCAGTACACAGGGCTTCATGAGTTCGTCGATGCGCTATCGATGCCCAACGCGTTGGTCAACCTTGTCGGCGAGCAGCCCGAGCGCTACAACGTCGCGCCGTCGACGGCGGTGACGACGCTCAGATTGGAAGGGGACGCCCTGGTCGCCCAGGCGATCAGATGGGGATGGAGGCCGTTCTGGGCCTGTGATCGCGCGGCGCCGATCAACGCCCGGGCGGAGAAGGTCGCCCACGGCAGGTTCTTCAGCGCCGCGTGGCGCCATCGCGCGCTGACGCCGATCTCGGGCTGGTTCGAATGGGTTGATGAAGGCGGCAGCCCGCGGAAACAGCCGTACCACATCCAGCACGCCGACGGCTCGCCGGTCTTGTGCGCAGCGATCGGCCAGTTCCCCGGGTTCGATGACGAACCAGGAGAACAGCATGGATTCGTGATCATCACCGCCGATAGCGCCGGCGGTATGGTCGATATTCACGACCGGAGACCGGTGGTGCTGCCGCCCGAGCTAGCCCGGGAGTGGATTGACCCGGCGACAACACCGGAGCGCGCGGAGCAGATCGTGCTCCACCAGGGCGAGCCGAGCGAGTCATTCCGGTGGTACGCAGTCGACCCAGCAGTTGGGAACGTCCGAAACCAGGGACCGCAGTTGATCGAGCCTCAGCGCTCGGCCTCATAAGCCGCGACGCCGGTCCCAACCGCCCGCCATTCGTCCTGCGCCATCCGTGCATCACAGATGAATACCTCTACCTCGGCGCCCTCCTTCGGCTCCGCCGGCCGGATAGCTGCATGCCGGAGAATCGTCTCCATGTCCGGTACGTAGCTGCTCTCCGAGCCGTGGAACGACCAGATGCCGAACTTCCCTGCTCCACCCACCTGGTGGTCGAGTTTCACCGACCAGCCCTTGAATCGAATGACCAGCATGCCCTGCCCTCGTAGGAAAAGGCCATAGTCTACCCCTAGGTAAAAAAAGAGGTTGATATACACCCTTAAGGGTTTAATATATCGCTATAGCTAAACAGCCGACCCAGCAGGTGTATGGAAATGGAACTGTTTCATGGAAGCCACAGCGAAATCAGCAGCATCAGCGATACCGGTCTGTTCGGCGGAATATTCGCTGCGGCAAGCCGGGAGGCAGCAGCAAGCCACGGTGACCAAATTTACCGAATCCAGTCACCCCGCCCCCTGAGCAACTACGCGCTGAATTACGAGATAGACAATGCGTGGGAGGTTGCCATTGAGGTTGCAGGCGGGGATGAAGATGTTGCAGAGGCAATCATGACCCCCGAATGCTCGGCCCTGGTAGATGCCGATGATGCAGGAGAACAGGGTTGGGAGTTCCAACGTCTGCGCGGTGTGCTGGCTAGAACGCTGGGATTTACGAGTGTGGAGATGCTCGACGAACACGGCACGACCTATCTGTGCTTCAGCGGCTGCACCATCGAGCGAATTGCATGACGATTTGCTCACCCCCAAGGAGCCGGTCAATGACAAAGCAGCGCATCACTACGCCACTCATGACTCCAGACCAGTTCGACGCCCTGGCAGAACTTCTACGGCTGCGCGGCGGCGCGAGCCAGGAAGCCGCCCGGCTCGTCCTTGTCGACGGTCTAAGTCCCGCAGATGCCGCGCGCCAGATCGAGGCATCGCCGCAGGCCGTAAGCAATGTCCTTGCATCATGTCGGCGCGGACTCGCGCTCGCATTACGTGCTAGCGGGAACGGGTTAACAACGTAACCCTATTGACACGCCAGGTTTGCGGCCAGCAACTGGGCCTCATAACCGATCCGCTGCCGCCGCTCGGCCAGCAGCGCACGGACCTTGGTCTGTAGGTCGTCGCTCTTCTTCAGCCCAGCCGCCGCCCATGCCGGCACCTCCACCGCCGGCACTCGGCATGACACCGCCACCGGCACTTCTACGCGCACCGTGCGCGGCTCGGCTTCCTGCCGGCCGGCGCATCCCGCCAGCGCGAACACCAACCCCAGCACCTGCACCACCTGCGCCTTTCGGCTGCACCTGCCGAAAATCGCTGCACCTGCAGTCTTTCGCCACGCCTGCAGCTTCATAGGCCCAACTCCTGATCGATGACCGCCTCGGCGGCCGCACACTGCCCACCGGCGGTTCGCTCACGTACCAGGCGCTGGGCTTCGGCATACTGCTCCGAGGCCTGCTGCCGTCCCCGATCCACAGCCTGCGCGGCATCCCGGGCGCGCTGCTCGTCGGCCAGGCGCAGCGCGGCAACCTGCCTGCCCTGCTCCGTTACTGCGGCCTCCAAGCTCCCACGAGCGGCGCGGCAGGCAATCAGATCCGCCAGGGCAGCATCGAGCTGCGGGCGGTAGTGCCGCGCGCCGAGCCAGACACCGCCGGCGGCGCCGAGGCCGACCAGTAGCAGGCAGCCCAGCGCGACCGAGACAACACGGGACGAGATCACGACAGCACCGCCTTGGCCCGCTCCCACAGCGCCAGGCGCTCCGCCTGGCCGTTCGTGCCGCCGTTGATGCGGCGGGTGATGGCAGCGAACTCGCCGCGGTCGGCCAGGTCGTTCAAGCCGTGACTGGCCCACCACCAGGCCGCCGACAGCGCAGCGAATTCCGGCTGCTCGAGCAGCTCTGGTTCCTGCTCCAGCGGCTGGCCCAGCCCGGCGCCGGCGGCGCGGTAGTTCGCCCGGCCGGTGATCTGCAGCAGCCCGCGCCCGCGGTAGCACCAGCCATCGCCGGACGCCTCGTCGCCATTGCCGTTGCGCGAGGCGTAGGCGTTGTTGGCGATGGCCCGAGGATTGCGCGCCAGGCGCTGCGCCAACGCGTTGGGCTGCCCGTCGGCGCCGAGGTAGCGAATCGGCCAGGTCGCAGCCAGGCCGCGCGCGCTGTAGTTGAGGTTCTCCACCAGGCGGGTCAACTGGCCGCTTTCATGGCCGATCTGGGCCAGAAACGCGGCGACTCGCACAGGCGACGTGATACCGAAGCGCGTCATCCCGCGGTTCAGCGCACCAACAAAAACGCCGGCGCGAGGGCCGGCGTTCGGGAGGATTTGCAGCAGTTGCTGCTCAGTGATAGGCATGCTGATCTCCAGGCACAAAAAAAGCCCGCAGAGTGCGGGCTGGTCATAGAGTCTCGGGCTGCATCTCATGAAACGGTAACGATCAACCCTGCTTTGTTCGTGACCCGGATATTCACATTGATCGGCGATGCAGTCCCGTTATTGAACGTAACGGTGAAAGCCGCACCCGACGGTCCGTCCCCGTAGGTCGCAGATAGACCAGCAGAAATGATCGTTCCTGTCACGTCCCGCGCCTTTAAGCCAGTAGGGTTGCCGTACGCAACTACATTCTGGTGCCCGCCAAACCCGTCGTCATATGCGACGTCAGCATTCAACACAAACGATCCGCTCACATTGAAAGTCTTGGTCAGGCTGCCAGATGCTGGAATCGTTCCGCTAAAGTCAACAACGTTGACATATTCTGGCGAACCAACTTGGCCGCCATTCATGAGAACATCAACGTACCTACTTGCGAAAATAACAGCGCCAGAATCAATCGCTGGCAAGGCAGTTTCACCAAATGCCTGGCCTCTCTCCCAATTGCCATTGATCATTACATCAGTATGACCAATATACCCAAGCGGGCTTCCTGCGAAGTTTCCGCCGCCACCAGTCGGTCCATAAAGGCCGCAGAACTCTCTATTGCACGAGTTGAAAACTGCGGTGTTGCGCTTCGTGGAAGACGTCAATCCATTAGCAGTATTAATAATCCCCCAAATTGATTCGAATACACAGTTGCTGAACGTTACATCTACGTTCCCGCCAGTTCCGCTAACCGTCTTGGTCAGGAAAATAGACTGCGACGACAGATCGAAGAGTAGGCACTCGTTCAGGAACAGGTGATTGTACGTGCAATCCTGTAGATGCATAGCGGTGCCGCACTTGTAGAAATACACACGATTCAACGAAGTTGGACCAACGTAGTTATAGGTGGGCAACCCTGTTGCAACCCCAATGGTTTTAACAGCGTCCTGATAGCTAACGAAGGCAACATCCTCAAGAACGTTGCCAGTTATGTACCTGTTACTACTTGCGTCAGGATTACCCTTCCTGATAACGATTGCAGGATTTGGATTTACAGGGGTTCCGGCTGGATAGAATGATGTATCTACAAATGCCACGCCACGGATATCGAAATTTTCATTCCTGAAGTCATTGAACGAAATGTCAAGAGCGCTGTTTCCGTTAGTATATATCAGGCTACCAACTCGGCTAACAACATAACCGGCAGCAACACCGCTCGTCTTGAACGTACCTCTAATTTTTACAGACGAAAACAGAGTGGTGGATCCGTTAATTACGGCTGTTGAATTTACCCGAACAACCCCATCAGGAAGATGAAGTTCTTTGTTATTTGAAATGCAGTACCTAAGAGCTGCCAAATACGATGCTGATGAGTCTATGGTCTCACTAACCACCCCACCAAAATACTCCAGCTTCACATCATCAAAAATCCTCAGCCAGCATCCAGACCCAGAAGGGTCTGATTCTCCATCGCCATCCAAGTAGTCTGAAAGGGTGGCCTGCGAACCATCCCATGGGACAGTCGGGCTAAAGATGGTTCCTCCGTCATGCTGAGATTTAGGAGTAGATGGGCTCCAAATAAAGTCCCCACCACCAGACGTTCCAAGCGGATGATATGAAGACAAAGAGAGCTTAAGATCTGTTCTTTTAGTCTGATTTTGTATATCTGCAACTGAAGATACAGATACAGTTGAGTTACCAATGATCGAAGATCCTTCGCTGGGAGACGTGCTAGTGATTTCTTGACGAAGAGACTGATCGCCACGCACAACAAGTAAAACTTCATCTTCAGACCAATTGCCAGAAAGAACGACAGGGAACGAAGATGGAAGTTTTACACTATAAAGATTGCCACCCCGCTCGATGATCTGGGTCGAGCGATCTACGGTCAACGGGGAACCATCGACATACTGCAACGGTGGCAACTCGAACCCAGATCGGGCGAGGGAGGTGTTTACCTGATCCTCGATGCCAAACCAGGTTTTCCGCGAAACACCGAACCTGTCTCTCCACGCAACATTCGTACGGTCATTCATCGCCGCGTCGAAGTTCTCGGCGTTGTCGTACAAATCACGCGGGTCTTTTGAGCCCAGCGGGTTACCGGTGGCGTAGGTCGTCATGCAAATTCTCCGGGCATGAAAAAGCCCGCTCTATTGGCGGGCTCTGGTTTTGTGTGTGCGGGTCAGTTCGGGGCGCTGGCGTTGTCGTAGGTGTAGACCCTGGGGTCGTAGTTCACCGCACGAACGGATGCCGAGGTATTGCCGTTTGGATCGATGGAACTGATCAGGGCCGGGTATGGGTTTCCCAGCAGCAGGTGCGGCGGTTCGATTTCCCAGGAAACATCGGGGACGAAATCGATGCTGGGAATGCTTAGCCGATAGTCGTCGATCCGAGATGCCGGGTATCCGCCGGATACCGTTCCATCTGGGCGGCGCAGGTACAACGCTGGAGAGTTCAGCAGCGACCAGTCGAGCGGTTCGCTGGACTCGATCAGGACCGAGTTTCCAGCGATCACGAACGATTTCAGGTATGCGCTCTGCGCCAGGCCAGGGCCGGGGACATCGCCGGCGAGAGCCACGTAATCCCAGAACTCGCTGTTCAGCGCGTCGAGTCCGGTATCGAACGAGTACTCGGTTCGCCGGTATCGCTGTGCCATCCTGCGGCGCATCCCGTAGCGCCAGGCTCGGTCGCGGTTTGTGACGCCGACAGCCGTGATTTTCTCGACCTTCCTGCCGACATCCCCTGGCAGGCGGCACTGGACGGTATCTTCGATCCAGCCGTTGGCATTGACGAACTCCACATCAACACCGTCGTAGTCGTCCTCCGAGGGAGCGCTGATGCTGATCCTCAGCGGACCATCCATGTTCTGCGGCGAGTACATGTGCCCGAACGTTGTCCTGGGCTCGTCTCTGGCCGCAGAGATCACGCCGCGTTTGATGGTCTTCTCGGCATACCCGGCTGCAAGAACGTCGTCCATGATCTGCGCCACCGTGACCTTGCCGTCCTCATAGATCATGTCGAACGTGTCGCCGCGGGACTTCCAGATGGCATCCAGCCGATCGAGCTCCTCAAGATCGAGATCCGCATCGGTATAGCCGCGTTCCTTCGCGATGTAGCAGAGGAACGGGACGATGTCTCGCGTTGCGATCTCGGGTGTCCATGCACCGTTCTGCCGAGTCGGTAGCATGCGGGTAGCCTCTACCGAGACGCGGCTTTCGGTCTGTGCGGATATGCGATCAGAGGACCGATACCGAACCGCGAGCACCGTCACGCCAGCGTATGAGGTCGGCGCCTGGAGCTGCGAACGTAGGCCGTACCATTGCAGCGTGTCGCGGAACTCCAGTTCGTTTTTCCCGATTGGATATCGCTGCCGCATGCGGATCTCTGGACGCATGGCGTACGGGAGATTCAGCCGCGTCGTGAACCCGATCTGATCGAGCGTGGCGCCATTATGCTGGTAGTCGAGCGAGGTCCATGCGCCGCCGATATCCATATCGCGGTACTGGACCGTGTAGTAGCCACTCAACGGAATCTGGTTGCCCTTCCGGTCGATGAAGATCAAACCGTTTGGGCAAAAGATATCCCACTCGACAACGCTCGTTTTCTCGCCCGCCGGGCACGCCGGGAATGGGCCGCGCCAGCCTCCTTCGGAGTTCGAGGTATCAACGGTGATGCGCGACGTACTGGAGTTCAGCGGGGAGAAGCCTGGCCAGGTTGGATCAGTAGCCCCAGCAGACGTCAGGCGCTCTACGGTGATCTGCTGGGCGCTGTACGCAGTGATTCGGAACCGGAGCCCGCGCAAACCGATTGCAGCGTCGCCGGCCCCTACCTGTAGGGCATTTACGGGGGCGCCGCTATCGTAGTTCAGCGTCAAGTTGGTGGAGTTCACGGTGTTTACGACGTAGAGCCCCGAGTTGGCGCCGACAACCTGAATCTCAGTTCCGACCGACAGGCCAAGCTGTGCGATATCGCCCGAGATCGTGTCGCGCGCGCTTCCACCACCGTCGACCACTGTGTACGGATACTGCGCCTCTACTCGCAGGATCGTCCCGGCAACCCAGTCAGACGGGAACGAGCCGGCGCCAGACGGGATGATGATGTTGTTCCCCGAGAACGTGAAGGTCGTGGCGGCTGGGTTCGGGGTGAGCGTCGAGGACTCGGTGAGTTCCAGGCCAGCATTACCTGTCGAGCTAGCGCCCACCTCCGGCGCGGAGTGCCACCAGATGGCGGATGGGTGGGAACCAAGACTCTGGCCTGGCTCGAAAATCTGGAAAGAGGCTTCCGCGCCGAGCGCGAGGAACGTGGTATCGCCGATTTTGACTCCGCCCTCCTGGATCTGGAACCGACCACGGCCGATGCACAGAAGCATTTCGGTCCACTGCTCGCGCGGGCCGGCAAAATACTTCCTCGGAGGCAGGATGTAGTCGGGGAAGATCAGCCGGTGGCCGGCAACTTCGCGAATTGCGTCGCCGAGCTTGACCTTGTTTCCTCGCGCGCTGGAGTCAGCCAGAGACTCGCCCTGCCCCGGGTTTGTGGGCATGCCGGGCAACTGTGGCATGAGCATCCGAAATGCGGACTGGACGCCTTTGAACAGTGCCGCGGTGATCGTGAACGGATCAGTCCCGCGCGGGAGCTTGTAGATCCTCACAATGTCGCCGCGGTCGATGATGCGCTCGGCCCACTCACCGGGATGGATGAACTCCTCATGGGCCTTTTTCTGCTTGTCGGTGAGATCATCGCAGAGCGCAACCTCAGCGGGGACAACACCGATAGAGAACGGGTGGACGTCGTGGCAGCGGTACCCAGGCGAATTCGCGGTCAGCCAGGCATGAATCGTCATCCTGCGGCCGATCGGATGCCGCTCCAGCGGTTCTCCGTCAAGGAGCGATGGGTAGATTTCGATCACGGTAGAAGACCACCTTGGAGTATTTGTCACCGAACTTCTGGAGCGGGGTGAGTGAAACCCCGCTTCCCGGGTTGATTTCGAGAACCCGGAGGCGTCCATCCACTTCGACCAGCAGACCTACGTGATCGAGCAGCCGCCCTCTGTAGGCCGCGGCGATGACCCCAGGTCCTGGCTCGCATTGCTCGAGCGCGCGGTGGATCTCCGCATCGCACGCCCTTTGCATCGTAACCGGGGTGCGCCGCGTGACACCGCCGAAGTCGGTCAGCATCGGCAGCCCGAACAACTCAACCCGCGCGATGAGCGTCAGGCCCCAGCAGTCAAGGCACGGCAGGGCCCGCCCGCCCTCGGTATAGATGGCGGTGAGGTATCTGTTCGGCATGGGATCAGGGCCAGTATTTGAGGCCAGGGAATTCGCTGACGTTGTAGATGCGGCGCAGCGCGGCAGTGTTGATGAGGTCGTAGTAGCCGGCCTCCACCTGGACAGTGAGACCTTCGAAACTCGACGTCTTGACCCTCATCCGGTACGGACGCTCAGCAGGTGCTGTGAGATCGCTCTCCAGGTACATCCGCAGGATCAGGGTGACATACTCGCCCGCCTCCAGGGCTTCATTGATACGCTGCTGGGCGAATCCGGTCACGTTGTCGATCGCAAAGCCAACGTTCTGGTTCCCGCTGTTGTCTCGCTTGGGAATCGATACGTCGATCGCACCGGCGATGAACGTCAGCAGCCGCCCGTCTTCGGTCATGCAGGTGATGTCGTCATAGCCCTGACAGATGAGGATAGGCTCGGGCCACGCCGGGCATGACAACTCGATCGTGGCGAGCTGCAGGTCCTCACCGCCTGAGGCATAGAACCGCTCAAGAGCCGTCGCCATGTCGAGGCCACTCCCTGTTCATCGCGATGTCGAAGATGTCAGCGAGGAGGATGTACTCGGGCAGAATCTCAGCCCACCCAGGATCGATGATCGAGCGCTCTCGCATCACGACGGTCGCGTTGAAGCGCCAGTGGTCGCGCCCGACGAGATAGCCACCGTCGTAGATCCCCTCGAAGTGCAGGTGGCACGGAACAATGCCTTCTTCCGTTCTGAGCTCGCACTCGAACCACTTGACGCCGTCTTTCAGGACGTCTCGGTACCACCCCTTGAACAGACGCGCCTGCTCAGCGGTGAACAGCCAAGAAACCTCCAGAGCAACCGGCACGCCGCTGAAGTTCCGTCGATAGCGTGCCCGGCCGCTCTGGAGGGCGGTCCTGGCCATTGGTTCAACCGTCTTGAAGCCATAGCCCTCCCTGAGCGGGAAGGGAAGGCCATCAGGCCATTTGATCATCGCCCTGCCCTCTTGAATCCATAGGCGCCTTCGATTGCTTTCGGGTAAAGCCCCTGGCCAGACGAAACCTTGTTGGCAAAGTCCTGCTCGACCGCATCGAGAGTTACCCGTAGGTTGTTCCCGTCCATGGCGGCGGTGGCGGAAACCGGCGGACCGTTGTTGATGATCTGCAGGCTGATCTGCGGCGAGCCTTGGGCGGAGGCGTCGCCGTTGCTGATCACCTCTCCACGGGTGTTCGGCAGCATGTACTGCCGGCCATTCGCAGCCTGGAATACCTCTGGCGCGCCGTTCTCGTTGATCCGGTACATGCCGCCCGCTCCTACGGGACCGCCGTACTGGCGACCTCCAGCGAACATCCCAAGCATTGCCGGGATGGCGGCCGCCATTGCGGTAAGACCAGCCGTTGCCGCCCCGCCGAATGACGCAACCGAAGCGGCAGCAGCGGCTGGCGCATAGGCAGAAGCCATAGCGGCGCCGGTCGCTGCGGCTGTCGTCGCCGCAGCCGCCTGCTGGGCCTGACCCATGATGAAGTTCTTCGCCTGCTCGATGCCGACCTTGACGAGGGCACCGACGACTTGGTTCAGCATAGCGCCGGCCAGTTGTCGCATGGCGTCGGCACCATTGTTCGCCCCGGTTATCAGCCCTGTCAGAGCGTTCGTGCCGGCCTGCTGCACCTGATCAAGCGTTGCCATGATCATCTCGTTGCCAGCAGCCTGGCGGCGGAATCGCTCCTCCTCCAGTTGCTTCATCGTGGCATCGTGCTGTTGCTCGGCCTGCGTCTTGAGTTCCAGGTAGCGCTGGTCCTCGAGCAACTTGGCCTCGTTCAGCTTTTTCAGATTCTCCAGTTCGGTCTGGTAGCGCTGGTCTTCGCCGGCGATCGGGTCCATCTGCCCCAGCAACTGCTTGTTGGCTTCGACCTGTTGCGCTTCGTACAGAGCTGCGGCGAGCGCGCGGACCTGGGCGACCTGCTCCGGCGTGGCGTACTCGTTGAGTTGAAGTTCAGCCTGGGTCTGCATCAGTTCCTTGCCCTTCAGGCCGACAAGGGCAAGTTGCTGGCCAAGGCTGGCAATGGCGTCGATGTTTTCCTTCTGGGCCTGGGCAAGTTCCTGGGCGGCCTTCTTGGCTGCCTTCTGCGCCTCGGTGAGCTTCTTCGTGCCTGCCGTGGCAGCGGCCTCGGCGTTGACGGTACCGGTCTTCCCGCCCGATTTACCTGGCTGCGATGGAGTAGATAGCTTCGGTGCCTCTACCGGGGGCTTCTTCTCTTGGCTCTTGTAGAAGTTTTCAATCAACGCCTCAGTTGCCCGAATGTCGGCCTTGAGCTTGTTGATCGGGTCCTCGTTTTCGACCTTTAGGCCAAGCGCCCTTAGGTTGTCCCGAGCCTTCTCCAGCTTCGCAAGCTCTTCCCGTTGATCGGCTAGCGACTCATTGAGTCGAACAATGTCATCAGACGCAGCCATCCCGCCGCTAAG